CTCTTGCAATCAACGATAATAGTTTTGCTGAACCTTCCATAAGTTTAAGTTCACCAAATGCAAATGTACAAGCAAATGAAACATAAAATCTTAAACCTTCTAAGATGTTTACGTTTATCATTGCAAGATATAATTGTTTCTTGACCTCAAGTATATCGCCTTTGCCTTTGACAAAATAGTCTTGTGCTAACTTACCAAATGCATCGTAATTTTGTGTAACTGATTGTGCTCTTTTAAGTATTTCATCATCATGAAGAATAGTATCAAAAACTTCTGCTGGGTTTGAGTAAACGTTTTTCATTATGTGAGTGTATGCTCTTGAGTGTATTGTTTCGAAAAAGTCCCAAGTTACAACACAACCTTCGAGTTCTGGATTAGAAACATAAGGTAAAAAATTTAAACATGGACCTCTGCCTTGCACAGAATCTAATAGTGTTTGATACTTTAAATTTGCTGTAAAAATATGTTTTTGTTCTGGTCTAAACTGTTGAAAGTCTGCTCTATCTTTTTGCAGTGATACTTCTTCTGGTCTCCAAAAATATCCTAACATTGTTTGGTTAAGTTTATCAAACTGAGGATACTTCATGTTATCGTATCTTTGTATTGCTAGATCTTCGCCAAAGAACATTGGTTGTTTCATCCAGTCTACATTATTGGTATTAAAAATTGTCTTTGTCATGGGCACCTATTTATATTGTACAGGCTTCACATTCGCCGTCATCTTCTGCGTTATTTTCATACAGATTTTCGACAGCAGGTTCTAAACCATTTACTACGTGTAAGCCATTTGCGTGAGTTTTTAAATCCATTTCTACTTCTTCGCCGGCATCTTCTTCAACTACTGCCATTAATCCTGCAGGTTGTACTTCTTCCTCTTCGCCTTTAAAGTCGTAGGTGTTTTGATAGTAAGATGTTTTCCATCCAAGTTTGTATGCTGTTAACATATCATGAGCCATTGCTGATAGTGGTACTTCATTGTTTTCAAACTTCAACGGATTGTATGACCAGTTGCCAGATATGGCTTGATCAAAATATTTCTGCATCATAGACACAATGTTAATGTATCCTTCGTTGCTCGGCATTTCCCATAACAGAGTGTAATCGTTTTTAAGTTTAGGAAAGCCAGGAACTATTTGTTTTAGTGGTCCTTTTTTAGATTTTTTAATTGATAATAATGCTCTAGGTGGTTCTATTCCATTTGTTGCGTTACTGACAACGGAAGAACTTTCTGAGGGCATCTGTGCCGATAGTGTTGAATGTCTCAATCCATGTTTTGCAATATCTTTTCTTAGACTCTCCCATGCCATTCTCTGTTTGTGTGGCACGATCTCATCTACTTCTTTCTTGTAGTGATCTATTGGCAGTTGTCCATCTGCATATTTTGTTCTATCAAATTTATCACACTTGCCTTTTTCTTGTGCAAGTTCATTTGATGCTTTTAATAGATAAAATTGGAATGCTTCGGACAATCTATCTACTGATTCCCATGCCTTTTTATCGCTGTATCCATAGCCTAATTTTGCTAGATAGTGTGCTAGGCCTATATAACCCACACCCAAACTTCTCCTAGCCTTAGTGCTTATCTCTGCCGCTTTAACGGGGTAATCTTGATAGTCGATGATCTCGTCCAGTGCTCTTACACTTAGGTTACATAAGTTTTCTAACTCAGATACATCATTGATAGTACCCACATTTATTGCTGAAAGAATACATAATGCAATCTCTCCTTCGGGGTCGTGTATGTCTTGTATGGGTGTTGTAGGTAGTGTAATTTCTTGACATAAGTTTGACATAGAAACTTTGTCTTTAAACGAAGAATGAGAATTACAGTGATCAATATTCATTATATAGATACGTCCTGTCTCTGCTCTTTCTTTTAGTAAATCAAAGAACAAGTCTTGTGCCGGCATAGTTTTTTTAGGTATGCTGTCGTCTTTTTCATATTTTTTGTACAATGCATCAAATTTATCTGTACCAAATGCATCATATAATCCTGGTACTTGATGTGGAGAAAACAATGTAATGTCTTCCTCATTAATAAATCTTTCATAGAACAGTTTAGATAATTGTATCGAGTAATCCATTCTTCTTACTCTGTTATCTTCTGTACCTTTGTTATTTTTTAATACAAGTATGTCTTCGATCTCTTGGTGCCATATAGGAAAGTGTACTGTTGCGTTGCCTCCACGTACTCCGTTTTGTGTGCAACATCTCACAGTCGATTCGAATTTTTTTAGAAACGGAATCACTCCTGTGTGTGCTACTTCCCCACCTCTTATCTTAGAGTTGATTGCTCTGATACGTCCTGCGTTGATTCCTATACCTGCTCTTCTGGCAACATATAAACCTATTGCCATGTCACTTGAGAATATAGAAGGCAATGAATCATCACTGTCAACTAAAACGCAAGAAGCAAATTGTCTGATAGGTGTTCTTACTCCTGACATAACCGGAGTTGGGATATTAATTTTGTGTAATGAGATAGCGTCATAATATTTTTTAATATATGATAGTCTAGTTTTCTTAGGATAGTTGGCAAATAGAGTTGCCGCAATCATCATGTACATATCTTGAGGAGTTTCATACAATGTGCCTGAACTTCTATCTTGTACAAGATATTTGTCTACAACTTGTCTTAGTCCTGCGTATGTAAAATTTAAATCTCTTTCTCTTTTTATCCATGTGTTTAGTTTTTTAATTTCTGTAGATGTATAATTTTCAACAATGCCTTTGTCGTAAACACCTAGTCTAATATTTCTGACAATTAATTTTAGTAAAGGAACATATTCGTACTGTCCGTGTGCTTCTTTTCTTACATCATAAGATAAAAGTCTTGCCGCGGCGTATTGATAGTTGGGTGCATCTAAAGATATAAGATCATTTGCCGAACGCACTAAAACATTTTGTATGTCTTTGGTTGTCATGCCATCATAGAACTGTATGTTGGCATTCATTTCTATTTGTGATGCTGATACACCCGAAAGACCTTCGCAGGCTTCTTCTACAACAAAATGAATTTTGTTGATATCTAAGTTTTCATACTTGCCATCTCTTTTTAGAACTTTCAAGTTTGCGTTGTTGGCAGTATTCATTACTCTTTTGCTTTTTATTCCTGGTGTCTGTAAATTTTTTTGTGTTGTTGTTAAAGTCATATTTATCGTAATCTTCCAATCTCCATTGTATATAAAACTACGGCTTCGTTTTACATTTTTTTAATGTATTACTATTATAAAAGATTAATTTATGTTTGTCTATTGATTAATTATATTTGTATATAATAAAATGTGTACAACCTACAATTTTATTGTAAGTTAAACCAATGTCTCAACTTCAACATCCATTGTTGCCGCTGTTCCACTGTTGGTAGTAGTGTATTTTACAATAACCGTTTTGTCAAGAGATGTAGAATCGTCTCTTCCTATTACCGCTGTAAGTTCAACTCCAACGTCAGATGCACTTTCATTAAAATTGTCATCGTACTGTACACCGGCAGATGAGGCACACATAGTAAATGTACCTACTCTAAGATTTGAACCTCTTTCGATTTTGTAATTCAACACAATTGATTTTCCAAGAGAAGCAGATCCAGATGGAAATTCTAAAGTAGTAGTGGTGGCCGTTGATGTGTTGTTTGCTAACGAAATCTGTTTTACTGCCTTAACTTGTTTGCCAATTCCTTGTACTTCAGGCGCCATGTTAAGTTCTGAACTACCGTCTGTTCTTCTTAGATCAGATCTTTCAAAATAGTCTGCAATACTTTCACACTCGTCAGCATTGTAATCTACAACAGGTACTTCTCTAATTGAACCAACGCCTTCAAAGTTGTTACCTACTGTTTTTGCATACCAGTTTCCAAAACTAACAACATTTTTAATACTGCCGTTGTTCAATACACTGATTGCGTTTTGTCCAATGTTGCTCCATCTAGAATTTAAAAATTGTATATTTCTTGGTCCTGTTATTAATCCATTTGCTGAACCGTTTGTTGATTGTCCAAGTCTTGCACCGTAGTAAGCAACAGAGAAATCACAATCTCTAAATTTTACTGATGTAATATCGTGTGAGAAATCAACTAGTCTTGCATACTTTGTGAATGAGCATTGATCAAATACAACATTTGTTGATGGAAGTGCTGTTGTTGAATTGTTTGAAACCGCTTTTGAACCCGAAGCATCTGCACCACCCGATGCGTATGTTCCTTGCCATTTACAATTTCTTGCATATAAATTTGTAGTACTGTCGATTGACAATCCTACTTTTGCTGTACCTTGTTTGAAAGTAATTCCTTCTATTGAAATATTCTTTGGTGTAACTGCACTACCTGATCCAATACTTCCGTGTCCGTTGCCTGCATTGTCAACTGTGACTGCTAGGTTATCACCTGAACCAGTTCTGTATAATATTGTTTTGTCTTGTCCTTCACCAACTAAATGTGCGTAAGGTGGAATTTTTATTTCAGCAGTGATGTTGTATTGTCCTGCAGGAAAAAATAAAACTCTTCTTGCTCTTGGATCTGTTTTATCAGTGTTTCTGTAAAGTTTTTCTAATGCTTTGTTAATTGCAGATGCATCGTCTGTTGATCCATCTCCTTTTGCATTAAAGTCTTTTACTGAAACTCTTTCGTCTAATTTTGTTTGTAATGTTCTTTGTGTTGCATCACCTGATATTCCAGGATCGCCTAAGTAACCGTGATATAGATATTTTAATGCGGCACCAAATGCAGATGAACCTGTTGTAACAATCTCTGTGTTTCCTATTGCAGGTGCTCCGTCTGCCAGTGTACCGTTACCTATGTATAATTTTTGATCATCTATTACCCAACCTAATTCGCCGGCCGCTAACTGTGGCAGATCCGTTGATTTTCCACGTCTGTGTTGTATTCTAGATATCTGTACTATTGGCATATAAATTCCTTTGTAACGTTATTTATTAAAGGATTGCCTTGTAGTATTGTTCCAATTTAGCATACCACTGGCCAACCCAATGGTCGTAGTTGTCGATTTCAAATGTTTGATATTCGTTAGCCTGTGTGCATATAAAAATTTTACCTGTACGTATTTTAGTACCATATTGAATGTTATGTGCTTCGGAGTATGCACACAGTTGAAGGAAGTAATCTTCAACCCATTCTTTTTTCTTTAGTCTACGTGCTTGTTTGAAATCCATTATAGCAGGTTCACCTTTAAACACACCAACAAGGTCTGTCGTTCCTGCATATAATTCAGGATAATAAAGATTAACTTCTGATCCCCAAACTTCTGATACATCTGTCAGTCCATTATCTATAATAACATTGGCCATTGTGTGTGCTTTTTGTTGTATTAGATTTGATCCTGGAGTACGATCCTCACCTTTTACGTGTTTCTCTAAACTCCTGTGCATCACAGTTCCAATGTTTGCTGATTCTGTTGTGATCTGTTGTGCTTTTTGTACGCCAATTCTTTTACGCCATGCGTGTAGATGAGTCATGTCCTTGGTTGCTGACAGAACTGTTGTTACTGATGGAACAACTCTACCATCTGGTGTTTCGTAATGTCTTTTTTTATCTCGTGTCGTTCTTGCAATCTCTCCATATGGAAATTTCTGTACGTAACGAATTCCTCGAGATTTCAATACATCATTAGGTATCATCATTTACTCAGTATAGTAGGTTATTTAAAATTATGCAAGTGTTTTGTAGATATTATTATTTTCTTCTATTCATGGCAGATTTTGCCATCTGCTTAACTTTGTCTGTAGAACCTTGGTTATCAAAATCCATCTGAGGATCATCTTCTGCATCTTTTTCTGTTTTAATAACTATTTTTTCTCTGTCAAAATCTTTTACTACTTGTTTTAGAGAGTCTCCTTGATCATACATCTGTTTGAATAGATCATAATTGAAAGTTGGAAAGCCTGTATTTTTCATAATGCTTGTTACAGCATCAAAACTTATTTGTGATGATTGATCTTTTTCGTCTGCTTCTCCTCTTAATTGATTAAGAGTGTTCATTAATGCACTTTCAAGTTCTTTATTGGAATTTTGAAATTCAAGGAATCTCATCAGGTTTACTTTCCTGCTAGTTTACTATACAGTCTGCTTGACGATTCGAATACTTCTTTGGATTCTCTTTGTTCTCTGCCTTCAGGCTCTGTTCCACCTGCTTCTGCATCAGTGGCTCCAAACTCATCTGATACTTCATCTTCTGGACCTTCTAAATCATCTAATCCTGTTTCAGCATCAGTGTTCATAGTATCGTCATTGCCCATTGGTTCTGACATAGTTTCTTCGCCTGTTAATATTCTAACACCGTTGTCTAGTTCTTGTCTTGTTGTACCAAGTGTTGCTTCTGCTTGTTCAATAGCAGGTTGAATTTTTTGTAAGAAAGCATCTGCCTTTTCTGCTCCCATTTCATCTCTGATTCTATCAGCAAGTTCTAACATACCTTCTGTTTTCATTGATGCTAAATCTTCTAAGAATGACGTAACTTTATCCATCATGTCCTTAGCCGCTAAAATTAATTCTGATTGTTCTTCTACGCCTTCTTTAACTTCTTTACTTGCCATAAGTTTTGCCGCCGCTGATCTTTCATCTGGACTTAATGCTTGTCCTTTTTTAAGTTTTTGTTTAATTGGATCAGTTGCTTTTTGTATGATTGGATTGTCATCACCATATTCTTTAATTCCCATTCCTTTATACTCATATTCTCTAATTGCTTGGTTAACAATATCAAGCATCATTTGACTTTTTTGGTAGTCATGATTTTTTAGTTCTTGACCGAAATGCTCGTTTTGAGTAATATTGTGAATTTTAGTTCTAACTTTGTTTGCAGTATCTTCTAGTTCTTCTTTTGTAAATTTGCTCAAGTCCATTGTTTGATTGAATCTTGATTCAAACTGCGTTAAAAGTGATTCAGTAGTAATCGGTTTTGTAAGTTCGTTGCTGTGCATATGATATATTTATGAAGTAAAACTACATTATGTAGAAAAGGTATCTGCGAATATGTCCATTATTTTCTGCTTGTATTGGTCTGCAAGGCGGTTTGCGTCTTCAAATTTCTGTGTTTGTATCTCCATTCCCACTTCGTTCTTTTCTTTTTTAGCCATTTTAAACATTCTTCTAGAGTTAGTAATAGCAAATAGATGTGATGAAAATTGCTCGTCTAACTTTAACACCTGTGTTGGTTCACCCTTGCCATCTGCTAGATTGTGTGCGACTAATATGGCTGTTTGTTTTAGATGTATGTCATCATACATTATAGTTGCTTTAACCATGTCAGCAATTACATAGATGTATCGAGTACCATCAGAACGTTTAGGTACAATGGCAATATTGCCTATCAATATTCCTTTGGAAAACTGTTTGGGTAGATGCCTAAAAGGTCTACGTTCTTCGTCTTTTTTTGCCAAGTCGGCAAGTTTAGATTTAAGGCCGTAAGCCTCAATCTGCTTTACCAGTTCGTATCTATTTTTTATTCCCATGGTGTGATATCCGTATAGTTCTATTTACTGCATATTGAGTGTCGGTTGTAAGTTTTTTTCTTACAAGTACACTTTTGTCTGCTAGAAGTTTTGCAATTTGAACTTCTTCAACAGACAGTTCACTTTGCTTAAAATACGGTTTGCTCGAGTATTTTCTTAGGAATGATAGTTGGTCTCCTGAAATCCATACTCGCACCTTTGCGGAAATATTAATAAACATAAAATTGGTAATTTAAAGTTAGTTATACTAGCCTGGCATTTTCATAAGGATAACCACCACTGTTGATAGTAATCCTGCTATGACTGTGCCTGCTGTCGCTATAATTGTTTTAGAATGAGATTTTTGTCCTGTCTTCATATCTTCATTGATATGATTCAAGGTTGTTTCGATCGCACTTAATCTGTCGTGTAGACCTTTATATCTTTCAGCACATAGGTCAACGTGTGCTTCTAGGTTTTGTTTTTCTAATTCTGTTGTGCTCATAATTCTCAATTCCTTTTTTACATCGGTTAGATGGTTGTAGATTGCCTGGAATTGTGCCTGTGTCATTGCCTAGAATGCCTATTAATGTTGTTGTTTAGTTGCCTAAATGTGCCGTAATCAATGATATTTATCGCAGAACGTAAAATAAGAAATGTATGTCTTTTTTAATTTTCGTATTCGGATAGTACTTCGTTAACGATATCTCTGTATTGAACTTCCTCTTCGTCAGACTTTACCTTTAATACGAATGTATTTCTAGTATCGTCGTCCTGTGTTAGGAAAGCATTTTGAGGGAAAGTAGCAGTCTCTTTACAAAAGGATATAATTGGTATCAAATCTAGGTCTTTTTCTACTGCACCTGTCTGACCGTCTGTGTCAGCATATACATCGTTCTGGTCTGTGTAAAATATAAATGTCCATAGTTTGTGTTTGCCTTCATACACTTTACCAAATTTAGTATTGCCAGTCACTATGTCAGTCATCATAGGATGTTGGTCCCATGTTATGTTGGCTCTTAATTGTAGTGATTGAACAAGTGTATTAAAATTTTGTTTTTGATTCTTTGCCAGTGCCAGTGTTTCTTTGTCATGCACAAGATGGCCACTCTTTGTGGTGAACGGAAATGTTTTGTTTAGGTTTCCTGAATCTGATATGTCTACTAGGGTTTGTACACAATATATTGTCATTGTTATTACTTAACACTCAAGACAAAAGGGCAAACAATTTCTTGCCTGCCCTTCTGAATATTTTTTTTCTACTGTGATATTATAGTATGTCTGCTAGTAACGATGAAGTTACACCAGTTGAACCAATACCAAAGTCTGAAGCCGCCGTAAATGCGCCTGTACCTTGGATCACGATTTGTACATTATCAGTTGTTCCTGCTGTGAATACACCTGATTCTGTTAAACAAGAAACGCCTGCAACTGTGTGTGCATCGTTAGTTCCTGCTACGTCACCTGCCGCTAGATATCTTAATGCCGCATCTAGTTCGTCTTGAGTGATGTTTGTCTTTGCAAGGTTGATGATTCTAGTTCTTGGACCTAGACCATTACTCGCTTTTGCCGCCTTAGTTGATGTTATACCTGCCATTGTAATATCCTCCTTTTTTTCTCTGATTTACATGACTGCGTCATCGCTCCGATGACACATTGTAAGTATTTAGTAAGTTGGTTGGTAAATTCTGTGGATATATTACCGTTTTTGGTTCTTTTTTGCTCTTTCGTGTATAGATTGTAATAATCTAACGAATGCAAAGCCACCGTTGGCAATATCATCTACCATTCTCATGATAGGAACATAAGCACTGACTACATTTGCTGGAATTGACTTTCCATCTTTTGCAAGTTCAACTGCCATCTTTGCTCTTCTAATATTTGCAGGTCCTACTAGTATTCTGTAAGCATTTAATTCATCTCCGGACATTTTTTTAGTGTCTGTGCCTGTTTCAGCATCTAACACATTGTCTAGTTCAAACTTTTGTTTCTTAGAAAACTCTTCAACTTTTCTAGAAATATCCGTGCCTGGTAGTTTGGCTCTTACTGCCTGAAGTAATCTAGTAACTGTAATTTTTTTTCTTCTAGTGTCTAATGAATCAAAGTCTGCTATCGCTCTTCTTAAGTTTTTGTAGTCTCCGTTAGTGATTCCTAAGGCAGTTTCCATGGCAGTTAAAAATCCATAATCATCTTGCATCATTCTAAGATATCTTTTAACAATAAGAGTAGGTACACTCTGTCTTTGTCTTAGAGCCTGTGCGGCGTTGCTATTAGACAACTTTAATGCAATAGCAGGATCTCCGTCTACTACTGCTAACATATTGTGAAGATCGTTCGCTGAATATCTTACTTTATCAAAGCCACCGTATGTCATTGTTTCACGACCATATTGTCTTGCCCATCTAGATGTTTGTGAGAAACGTTTCAACAAAGACAAACTTAGGAAACTGATGTAGATCTTTTCACATATCTCTTGGAATGTATATCTAGATAGTTCTCCTGGACGTCTAACTACTCTACCTTCTGCTACGAATTTTAAAAATGGTGCTTTCATATCAGTATTTATTTTTTAAATTTGTTGACTGCTGTGAGGTTACGTCTTGAGAACCCTAATCTATCTACCAGTTTGACTGCATTACCCATTCTGTCAACGGCAACAAATCCTTCGGGATCGGTAACTTCTAACCCATTATCAGTTTGTGCAAATGATCCAATAGTCATTGCTTGATTCATTTTCTTCAACACAAAACCTTTCATGGTTTGTACTGCTTTGTAGAATGTCAGCATCGCTTGTAATGGTTTTCTGACTCTTGCAATAAACTGTGGCATCTGTTTCATTTTATCTTGTCTTAACGTTAGAGCCTTCTGTGCTTTCAGTCCTGCCATCTGTTGTTGCATTCTGTCTGCGTAAAACTTTTTAAATCCTAACAGGAATTGATTTATGTTGTTAGGTAATTGACCTTCTTTAACCATTGCATTGATATACATCTGAAAGTATCCTACGAAGTCATTGTTCTGTCCAAGTTGTCCTGATAGGTCTCTTGGTACGTTTGCTAATAATGATTCTAGTTTGTCTAGGCCACTCATAAACTGTGCTGTTTCATCTGCTGTAAATTTAGCAGACCCTGATACATCTTTGTAAACTGCGTTATCAAAAAATACATCTGGGTTTTTACTCAACGACTGAACATTGGCTCCACCTTTAGCATTCATGTCGGCAAGTGTCTCACCAACATAAGTTGTATGAAATATGATTCCTAGTTTTGCGGCGTCTATTTGTTTGCCTAGTTCTGATTGTTCTTCTACTGCATATGTTATTGTGTTTGGTGTAAATGTTATGTGTGGCTTACCTTTGACATTTTTTCTTGTGATATCATTGTCAGTAAACAGTAAGTCTCCTTGTAGTACTTCTCTGATATCTAATTTTTGTAAATGTACAAGACATTTCAAAAGTTTTTGTCCAAGATCATCTGTGCCGTGATTTTTTGCTATATCTTTCTTTGTGTAATTTATTTTGGCATTCTGAGCAAATACTGATTTAGTACCTACAAAAAATTTACCATTGTCTGGATTGGTACCACAAATGACAGCAGGAGCACCGTCCCATTTTACAGACACTTCCATTGACTCTGCTGATGATCCTTGTAGTGTTACTAATAGTCCACGGAAGTATTCAACAACAGACTTGCCGCCTTCGTATCCGTTTGTTACTACAAGATCTTCGATGTGTTCTAAATGTGTTCTCTTAAACTCGTTAAGGACGTCTTCTATTAACATTACTCATCCTCTTCTCTGTATTCACCCTCTTTAATGACTAACGATTCTTTTATTCTTTTTAATTCTTTTATTCTTGAAACACCATTATTGAATTTGGTTGGGTCCATTTGTTTTACCGCAGTTAAGAACTTCTTCTCTAATTTATATGCAGTTTCTTGATCAAAATTCTCTCGTATAAAACCAAATAGGTTAATAGATGAGTCAATGATGTGACTGGCTCTGCTTAACACAAGATTTTCTTTGTCCTGTGTTTTATTGACCGCTGTTAGTTCTTCTAATATACTACGAGTTTTGTTTTGCATAATGGTATTTAACTCATATTATAGCAGAATTATATTAATTGTCTATGGGTAAAACTATAAATATCTTTAATATGGGCCGTTATGACATTACTTTTATTAAAAACATCGTCAAAAAATAAAAATAAAAACCTACTACGAAACAATCCAACAATATACACTTTTAGAAATTCCTCCAATTACGATATGGGAGATGACGGCGAAGATGGCTGGGTAGTACTAGGTATCCTAGGAGCAGTAATTGGTTTGTGGTGGGGGTTTATACATTTAATAGATGCTTTTACATTCGACTTCATGGTATGGTGGGTTGAGCCGTTCACTGTATTACCTATGTTTGCTTATCTATTAATGATCGAATTCACACAACGTAAAAATCCAATACACTGGTGGCCTTTGGTTTGGGGATATAAAATTCAAATGGCCAACAATGATAGAATACCATCACATTTGATAGATGAAGAAATACTTTACAAAGAGTATGGTGGTCCTTTAAATGTTTATGTTGATGGTAACTGTATTAAATTTCGTAAACAAAAAGATGCAGTGATCTATAGTCTAACTAAAAGATACTCATAAAAAAAGGGCGATAGTTTCCTACCGCCCTAATATTGTCTCAATTATTATGCAGAGTAGTTAATTACTTTTCTACCTGATTTTTTAAGCAATGAAATAACATTTGATTTCATTGTTAATGCAGAAGCCTTAGGTGCAGTACCTAGTACTTCTACTGTAAAGTCGATACCTTTTGCAAGTAACTTGTTAGTTGCAGTTTTTCTTGCAGTACCTTTTACAGCCAAGTTTTTAAACTTGATTTTGCCACCGTGTACTTCACCATTTACTTTGTATGAAGATGCCGGCTCCGCAAATACACCAATCTGCTTCGCTCTTGTTTTGAAGTTTCTTGTGTAGATAACGTATTGTGTTGAGTTTGCCATGTTGTTTTTTCCTTTTTCATGATTAGGAAATAAAGTCTTAAACATTGTTGATAACATTTTTCCTCTTTCTTTCCTTGGTTAAAAGTTATAATCGGAATTTCAATCTCTTTTATCCTTACAACTTATAAACACATTATACACAATTATAGTCTAATGTCAACCGTATGGGCAAACTTTTTTTGGTTAGTTGTCTTTAATCTCGGGAACATGAAATAAATCAATGCCTTCGTCCAGTAATTCTTCTGCTTCGTTGTTGGTAGCACTACCATAAAAGTCTTCGTTTCTTTCACCTTTGTGTGCTTTT